GGACAATGCTCTAACGGCTTGTGTTGGTTACTACAGGAGCACACGGCTACATATCAACTTTGCACTTTCTGGCATCTTGGACTGGAACCGCACCTATTGTGATCCACCCATGGAAGAACACGAGGTTACGGAAAAGGTTGCTAGGGCGTGGGCAGACTGGAAAGATTCCGACCTGCCACCGCTAACCCCTGCCATGCTACGGGAAGAGTTGGCGGTCAAGGTTGCACCCGAACCAGAGCTAGAGATTTGGAACTGGTGGCGGTTCAAAGAAGAGGGGCAAAACTGCCCAGAGCAAGAATGGATAGCTGAGAATATGGTTATCCACAAAGGGCTACACTTTATTGCTGCCGCATCCGGATCAGGTAAATCGTGGCTTGGTATTGACCTTGCGATTGCTTGCGCTTCAGGTAGACCATGGTGCAACTTCATTGAGACAACCCCGGCTAAGGTGCTGTACATCAATGAGGAAATCAACCTAAAGCAGTTCTGGGGGCGGTTCTGCATGATGCACAATACCGACCTGCCAAACCTGCATATCATCCAGAAAAAGAACACCAAGGTAGACAAGCGGTACCACGTTGACGCGCTCGTGAAGTACATCAAAGATAATGACATCCAGCTAGTAGTTGTTGATACTTTTGTTCGTGTGCATGGCATGGATGAAAACGACAATGGCGCGGTTGCCAAACTCTATGACCGGTTCCAAGAACTGATTGATGCAGGGGCTGCTGTTGTCATTCTTCACCATAACAAGAAGTTAGCACCGGGGACGGCTATCACTCAGGACACCATGCGTGGAGCCTCTGATTTGGCCGCACAGGCCGACATGGTGCTATCTATCAACCACGACATAGAAGCCAAGACGTATGACGTTCGTACGGTCAAACACAGGCACATTGGGGAGGATGACTGGGTTCACTTTGTATACCGGCTAAACACCGATGAACCCGGAACCATAGCACTACAGCAGATCACAACGGCAGGCGGTGAAACGGAGGTGTTAGATAGGGTTGCTCAGTATGTGGCAGACAACCCCGGCAGGACGAAATCAGGTATCTGCGAGGGGTTGAAAAAGAACAGGAATCTAGTCTGGGAAACCATCGATGAAGCGGTGGAGTTGCAGCTGATTGAGTGCCGCAGTAAGCGGTATTACAAGCGGTAAAAAGTGTATCGAAAAACTGTATCCCCTTAAGTATATTTATAGATACACTTTTGAAAGAACCCCCCCTTCCTAGAACCTACCCCCCCAGCCCGAAGGGAGGGCTGGTATGGGGAACGAAAGGGCAAACCATGTACCTGCCGCTGAGGCGGCGGTACAGGTATTGCCAAGAAAGAATAAAAGATGAGTTTGAAAAAGTCGGGAGATGCTGGACTGCTGGTAATGCCTTGTGACACACACGGCGGCTCAATAGTAATGACGCACAAATGCAACATCCCTGCGCCGTGCTGTCCAATCAGCAAGAATCCTAAAGCAGGGTCAAGTATCGCATTTACATACACCCCTGATGGTTGGGTGGTTGAAGTCTACAGCCTTGATGCTTTGATGAAAGAGTTCCAAGGTGGCTACAAGGGTAATGACCATTACCCCGCAGAACGCAACATGGAGGGTATGTGTCAACTGTTGTGCCGGATGGTATCTGATGCTATAGGGTTACCAGTGACCTATAGAGCCGACATAATCCTTGATTGTGGGGGAATGGTGCTAACGGGTGAGTGCAAGCCGCTATGACCTTTTATGCAACCGTCCCCGCTGGTGATGAAAGAACATTCATGCCGGATGTTCCATACCTTTTTCCAGCTTCATCTTTCGCAAGACCAAGATACAAGATGAGAGCGCCACGCTTACCCGATCACGTCACTGCCCTTGCGGCTGATTGTGGTGGTTATGTTGCAACCGTACGCTGGGGTGAATATCGCTACAGCCCCGCTGAATACGTGGCATGGCTCGACTCTTGGAAGGTGAAGCCGGTATGGGCTGCCACGATGGATTTCTGCTGTGAGCAAGATATTGCAACAGACAAAGCCGAGGTGATGCTAAGGCAAGATAAGACCACCGACATGGCGTACCACTTTTGGGAAGAATACCGGGATTGCCCTTGGGCATGGGTTCCAACAATCCAAGGGTGGAACGTTGACGATTACATCAGACACGCCAACGAACTAAAACCACTGGTCTATGAAATGAAAGACCATTACACCGATGGCTGGAGGGTTGGTATTGGTACCCTTTGTCAGCGAGCTGACGGGCGCATGATTCGTGATGTTGTCATGGCAGTAACCAGCGTGTTGCCTGATGTGCCGATTCATCTCTGGGGTGTCAAGCTTGGTGCATTTCAAGGCGAGGAAGGGCTACCGGAGCAAGTCTGCTCGATGGACTCAGCTGCATGGAATGGATTGTTTGGCAAGAACCGTGAAAGATGGCGAGCATCCGGATTACCCCAACGGGAATGGAGCTACAAAGTGGCACTGCCTGAATATCTGCAAAAGATAGACAACCTAAAAAGGCAACGAAAACAACTTAGATTATTTTAGTTTGACAGAATATCTAATATGGGTATATAACTAGTGCGGCAGTGATGCCAGTAAAGGGGCGGTAGCCCAAGGAGTTTAGTAATGGGATTTTTTGCACAGCACGGAAAGTTTTCCGAAGGCAGCGGGAAAAAGTACAGCGTAGCCGAGCAGGGTATCTACATCTGTGCGCTGATTGATTGCGAAGCGGTACAGGGTAAATCATTCGATGACCCTAACGTTTTGGAACCCAACTTTAAGTGGGTGTTCGAATCGACCGAGGTTGGTGACGATGACGGCCAGCCGTTCCGCTTCATGCAGTACACCAAGACCTACTACGGCAATGAGAAAGCCAAGCTTACAATCTTGCTCGATGGCATGGTTGGTCGGATGACTAGCCAGCAGTTTGCCGAGCTTGACATGGAAGCCCTCAAAGCCAAGTCATGGCAGGTAGTGGTAGGCACCCGCCAGAAAATGAACGGGGAACTTACTAACGTCATTGAAACCGTGAAGCCGGTCAAGGTGGCAGCTACAAAGCCACTACGCAAGGTTACACCGCAACCGGTGGATGACATCGTAGACCCGTTTGAAGGCGAGTAGATAAGGGTATGTTTGATAGGGGCAGGGTAACTTGCCCCTAACTTTGGGAGATAAAACAATGACAGAAACAACTAAGACATTAGCCGAGGTCCTTACAGACTTGGCACAAAAGACCATCAACAAGCATGAGCCGTTTGCAGTTATCGATAGCCCGCTACTGATTCAGGTTAGCTCCGATCATAGCGAAGTGCATATGCACAAAGGTGAGCTGCACTTGATGATTTCTATCGGCACAGATGCTGGCATTTGGGATTGCAAAAACTGGCACGGTGAATGTATCCAGAATCCTTACTGGGTTAATGACCTAAAGGTAGCAGACGTCATTGCAGATATCTGGGCGGTTGCATACAACATTGACCGGATGATGCACAAGCAAACAGAAGCGGTAACCGTATGACAGCAACACCATGCACAGCAACCGAAGCTCTCAAGGCACTACGCCTTGGGAGCAAGGTTCGATGCGTTGTTTGGGCTGAAGGACGTTACATCGAAGTGGTAGCCGACAAGATTACTCTGAACGACAAAGAAGCACACATCCTTACACAAAACAGCATTCTTCAGGATTTTGTATTGTGTGATGGATGGGAGATTCTAGACTATTGACCGGGCATTACCGGACTACCAAGATTCAAGCCCTCAGCGTCATCGACGACTGGGGGTTAGACTTTGCAGCTGGGAACGTTATCAAGTACCTGCAGCGTTGTCCACACAAAGGTACGGCTACAGCCGATAGCATCAAGGCGCTTTGGTATATGGCTTATACAGCCACCAAGGACGCGGCCTTTGCTGATCGAATAGCCAAGGAAGCCGAGGAGATAAATGAGCAAACTAAATGAGGCGTATGCGTTAGCAGTAACGTCAGAGTTCGATACACGACTGGATCAATGCTCAAGCATTATTGTTTTTGAGTTGAAAAAGAATAAAGGTTTGTTGTCAACAAGAGACTGTAAACAAATCATGTCTGAGTATGGATTTGCAACTGCTACTTATCATAGGGCGTTGGCTAAACTAGCTGACGATGGCAGAATCTTTACACGAGCAGGCAGCAAGCAATATACGCGATTGTTGAAAGCCGAGGATCTAAATGGCACTAGCATTTAGTCTTGAAGAAAAGAAAGAACGCATCCGGCAAGCGATGGAAATCTTTAGCGAGACCGGCAGCTGGTCTAACGCTGACAACATCGTGAGGCGGCAGAGTGTTGAGAAGTGGATACGCAACCCGGAGTTGCAGGCTTACGCTTTGAGCCTTGGTTACCAGCAACTCTGTACGGATCCGATTGCAACCTTTGCCCCTGAGACAAAGCATCCACAATGCCGGATGTCATTCTCTGGTGCAATGGTTCATCTCAAGGAAGGTAGATACCTTTGCCGGGATGGCGCAAGAATCCACTATGCGATTAGCCATGGCGCTCTGGTTATGTACAAGCTCGATGGCGCAGGTAACCGGCACTTTGCCGGGCCTGCTTACTTCCGTGGGGCTGATGTCCTGGCGATGGATTGGGTGATAACAAAATGACATTCACTGAAGTGTTTCAGGACTTGATGGATGGTAATCCTGTTAGCCGTACTTCTTGGGAAAAGGAAGATGAGGCGCGAATCGTTTACTACGACACTGAAACCAAGGCATTTGTAGATAGAAGGACATCAGGAGAATGGCAGTGCAAATACCTCTGTGTCATTGGTGAAGATATGAACGCTACCGATTGGGAAATATGCGAATGGGAAGAGGGAGATAAAAAATGGCAAGATTTGGTGAAGTGATACAAGCCTTGATGGCTGGTGGCGGTAACGCGGTATGGCGGCAGGAATGGGACGGTCAGGTCTTCCTGCGCTACTCCGAACTGTGGAATGTATTCGAACTGCACGGACCTAAAGGACGGGTAACACAGCTGGAAGAACTAAGCCTATCCCCTGGTGATTTGTTTGCTACCGATTGGGCACTGGTTGCCATTGATCCACAGAGCGGACTGGTGAAACAATGACAGGTTTTGTAGAGCCAAAGATTCCAGCAGGTGGCTTTGTACTTGGACACGTTGGCACATACAAAGAGTGCATAAAGTTCCTTATGCAAACAATGCAAGACTGGATACAAAGTAAAGAGCTTGTAGGTTTTTCATCAAGTCCAAGTTTTCTATGGGCAATGAATGCCGAACTCAAAAAGTTTGATCACTTGACGTATGACAACCGCCTGTTATTTGGATACCAGCACGACATCGTAAACAAAGACATCGACATCATCTGGGTCAAAATCCATTTCAGAGACAAGATAGAAGGTCTAAACAAATGATTACCTTTGCCCTTGGTATTCTGCTGGGCGCTGGGTGCTTGGCTGTATACAACGAGATGTATACACGCTGGCTATACGCTGATGTCAAGAGACGCGCGAAACAGCAAGGCATCTCAGAACGTCAAATGAAAGATGCCCTAGTATGGGCAACCAAAGAAGAAATCGAGGCTAACCTGATTGGCAAGTAGAGTAATAAACAAAGAGATTGAGCAGGTCAACATAGACCTGCTCAAGCATCACCCACGCAACGCTAACAACGGTGATGTCGAAGCCATCAAGAAGAGCCTAGCAGTAAACGGCTGGTACGGCTCTGTGGTGGCTAACCTGAGCACTAAGCATATCCTAGCGGGAAATCATAGGGTGATGGCTGCCAAGGCTCTAGGATGGGAAACCGTACCCGTGCAGTGGGTTGACGTTACACCTGAAGAAGAGCTGCGGATTCTTGTTGTTGACAACCGCACTACCCGTATCGGGCAAGATGACACAACAAAGATAACCGACATTCTTGCCGAGCTTGCGAACACGCCTATTGGCTTGGATGGTACGGGGTACGGTGCAGCTGACCTTGATGCTTTGATTGACAGCCTTACGCCACCAGATGACAACCAATGGGCGGATGGTTTTGACAAAGTGCCGGAAGAAGACCGCGAACCTATCCGGCAGATGACCTTTATTGTTCACGATGAACAGTGCGAGACGATCAACAATGCAATTGATCGGGCTAAGGGTGAGATGCAGGAACATCCAGACAATACAAACTCTAACGGCAACGCTATCGCCCACATCGCTGAGGTATACCTTAGTGGACGTTAAGGATATAACGCTAAAGCCACTTGATTCTAAAACTGCAAACGCTTTTGTCTGCAAGAATCACTACAGTGGCAAAGTGGCACCAAATAGTCAACTGCATATTGGCGCTTATTATGCTGGTGTGTTGCATGGCGTTATGCAGTTTGGCCCAAGCATTGACAAGCACAAAACATCAAACCTTGTTACAGGCACTGGCTTCCATAACTTCTTAGAACTTAACCGCATGGTGTTTGATGAAATATTGCCAAGAAATGCAGAATCTAGATGCTTAGCGATAGCGTGCAAACTAATCAAAAAACACGCTCCGCAGGTCAAGTGGATTATCTCGTTTGCTGATGGCTGCCAATGCGGAGACGGAGCAATTTATCGGGCTGCTGGCTTTTTACTTACAGCGGTGAAACAAAATACGCAGATGCTACAGCTACCTGATGGCCGTATTGTTGCAGGAAAAACTTTAGATCATCACCCGGTTGAAAATAGACAATATTGGAAACAGCGTGGTGCAAAATTCATATCTGGCTACATGATGCGATACGTCAAGTTTATAGATCCAGAATGGACATCACGGCTAACGGTGCCGGTGTTACCGTATACTGAAATCGCACGCCTTGGTGCCTCCATGTATAAAGGTAAAACGTGCGTATCAAGCATTGATAGTGATGCGTCTGGCTTCCAGCTAGAAGAAGGCAGTGCAAGTCTGACCGATACGCTCCAGGAGGACAACCATGGCAGGTAGACCAACCAAGTACAACGAAGACGTAGTACAGCGGATCACACAGGCTCTAAGGGCAGGGAATACCCGCCGGGCTTCCTGCGCTTATGCCGGTATCTCACAAGACACACTAGCCAACTGGTTAAAATCTAATTCGCATTTTGCGGATGCTATAGAAAAAGCCGAGGGTGATGCTGAGGTACGCAACGTGGCTATCATTCAAAAGGCAGCTGATAGCACTTGGCAGGCGGCCGCATGGTGGCTTGAACGCAAGCATAAGCAGGACTGGTCTAGCCGAGTAGAGCAGACCGGCGCAGATGGTTCACCGGTCAAGGTGATCGTGGAGTACGCAGACAAACCATAATGCCAGACATACGATTGGTTCTCCCTCGACCTCATGAAGCACAGCAGGTGATAATGGCACAGGCAAGGCGCTATAACGTCCTTGCCTGTGGCTGAGTAGGTAGACGCTTTGGAAAGACAACACTCGGTGGAAACTTGCTCAGTGACCCGGTTCTAAAAGATGCTCTGCCATGCGCGTGGTTTGCTCCTACCTACCGCTTGCTTGAAGAGGCATACGCCGATCATAAGCGCATTTACCAACCTGTCATCAGGCGAGCCGTGCAGACTCCTGCACCGCGCATAGAGCTTATAACCGGGGCGGCTATTGACTATTGGACGCTTGATGACCCGTCTACCGTTGCCCGTGGTCGTAAGTACAAGCGGGTCATCATTGACGAAGCCGCAATGGCACGGCATCTAGAGCAAGCCTGGACGGAAGCCATCCGCCCAACGCTAACCGATTACAAGGGCGATGCTTTCTTTCTGTCTACACCCAAAGGCTCTAACTATTTCCGCACCCTTTACAACCAAGCCGCTACGGATGCCGACTGGATGTCTTGGCAGATGCCTACTACCGCTAACCCTTGGATAGATCCGGAGGAGGTAGGCAAGGCTGGTGAGTCCTTGCCATCGATTGCTTTCCGCCAAGAGTACCTAGCCGAGTTCGTGGATGCTGCGGGCGCTCGCATCAAGCGGGAGTGGCTACGGTACGGTGATTGCCCTGAAGGGTTGCCTACCTACATCGGGGTTGACCTTGCCATCTCTACCAAGAGCGAAGCAGACTACACCGGGGTGGCTGTTGTCTCCCGTGGTGACGATGGCACGATTTACGTTAGAGACATCAACCGTACCCGCGCGGACTTTGCATCCGTGCTACGCTTCATTGAGATGATGGCGGCTAAGTGGAATCCATCTATGATCGGCATCGAGCAGGTGCAGTATCAAGCCGCTGTCGTTCAGGAGCTGCTAAGGCGCACGAAACTTCCTATCCGGGGGATACGCCCAGACAGAGACAAAGTGACCCGCTTTGCCCCTCTTGAAGCCCGGTACGAGCAAAGCCAAGTAATGCATTGCCAAGGCCTACCGGCTTACTTTGAAGATGAGTTACTATCCTTTCCCGTTGGGCGGCATGATGACGTGGTGGATGCCCTGGCTTATGCTTGGCAGGTGTGCGGATCTAAGCGTTCTTGGGGTGCCGTCTAGTCCTGTGGGATACTGAAGCCATGGGTATCTTTGACCGCTTCCTCGGACGTAAAGCCGCAGCCAACCCGACACAGGCACTACCGCTGCCGTTGTCTCAATCCAGAGACATCTACCTAACCGGGTACGGCTCTGGACAGCTGCAAACTTTGCTACGCCGGGCGCTTCCTGGAAGCACTAAGGACTGGGCTAGAGTTGCCGGTGACCTTGGGCTGAATGGCGTGGTTGCATCAGCGATTGACTGGTATGTTCGCAACTACCCACAGGCCACGCCAAGGTACTACCGACCGGTAGACAGCCAGCAGGCAGAGCCGGTAGAAGACCACCCGGTGCTACAGCTTATGGCTCAACCGGATCCGATGATTATGGGTAGCCTTTTCTGGGGCTGGTGCATTCAGGATTACAAACTATTCGGCAACACCTACCTGAGAAAGATTCGCTCTACTACCCGTGGTGTAGTGACGGCTTTACAGTTCTTGCCGCAGGACATGGTTAGACCGGTAGGTAACGGGGTAAACCCGCTAACCCACTACGTCTACACCACGGATGGCCGCTCCTTTGACATCCCGGTAAGTGACATCATCCACATCCGGTACGGCAGAGACCCAAGCGATATCCGCATTGGTAGAGCGCCGCTTACCGCTGTCCTGCGGGAGATAGCAACTGACAACACCGCAAGCACTACCGCTTACGGACTCTTGGCTAACGGGGCTATGCCTTCATTGATTGTAGGCCCTGATGCCAAAGAGACTAGCGTAGACATGTCTATGGACGATGCCCGGCAGGTCAAGCGCCAACTTCACGAAGACCTAACCGGGGACGGTAGCGGCGGCATCGTGGTTATGACCGGTGCATACAAGATGGATAGGGTTAGCCTTACTCCTTCCGAGCTTGCTTTGGATTCTGTGAGACGTGTACCGGAGGAGCGTATCTGTTCAGCGCTTGGCATCAACCCTATGGTCTTAGGGCTTGGTTCAGGGCTAGAGCGCTCTACCTACAGTAATTATGAGAGGGCGCAACAGGCCGCATGGGAAGATGGCATGGTGCCTTTGCTTCGTACATTGGCGGATGCCATTACCGCTGACCTGCTGCCGGAATACCCGGAAACTCAGCAGGGTGATTACGTAATGTATGACCTTGAAACCGTACGTGCTTTGGCTGACGATATGCAAGCGGAAGCGGTAAGAGCCGAGAAACTCTACAAGGCTGGCATTATTGATCGGGCTGAAGCCAAGCGTATAGCCGGGCTGGAAGCCGTGCCGGAAGATGAAGGGCAGCTACACCCGGAAGCCATCCCGGTACAAAGCACCGGTGGCTTTGATACTCCGGCAGTTCGATCATACGAGATGAAGGCACGACCAACCCAAGCAATGCGGACAGCGGCACAACGTGCTTTGGATTGGAAGGCTGAAGGGTTCGATGGCGGGACACGTGTAGGCTTGGCAAGGGCTAACCAGATTGTGAACGGCGAGCAGTTATCCGAGGATACGATTCTACGGATGTATTCTTTCTTCAGCCGCCATGAAGTAGACAAAAAGGCTGAAGGGTTCAACGCTGGTGAAGACGGCTTCCCTTCACCCGGTAGGGTAGCCTGGGACTTGTGGGGCGGTGATGCTGGCTTCCGTTGGTCTACATCCAAGCGGGACGCAATGCAGCCTGATGGCAAGAGCCTTGACGGTGACCACGTCTGCACTCCGGGGGTAGTGTACAAGTCTCACCCTTTTTACGGGTACGAGCTGGAGAGCAGCTCAAACGGGTAGACGATGGAACCGGCAGAATCTATGCAGCATCGCAGAAGTTCCGCAATGAGTTACTGGAGCGTGAAGGCGTAGCCATCAGCCGGATGCAACGCGCCTACAAAGCGGCCACAAAGGCTAGTATCGATGAACTGGAAGCGCTGGAAGGTCGCATCCAAGAGCGCATGGACAATGGGGAAGACCCAAGCGACACCATACTCTGGATGCGTCAACGCATCATTGACAACATCGAAGAGCTTGGCCGCAACCTGAAGAAGTTCAGCATCGAGGGGGCAACTATAACCGCAGATGGACAGTTACAAAGTGCCATACTTGCTAATGATGCAACGGCGGGCCTTGTGGAAACGGCAGCGGGTAAAAAGCCCGCAGGCGTTACCCTTGGTACTTCATGGACAAACCTACCAGATGAACAACTCCAAGCCTTTGTCGGGTTCGCAGGCGATGGTAGCCCTCTGGCTATCCTATTCGACTCAATCCCACAAGTAACCACTGATGCCATGCAGATGGCTTTGGTACAAGGTATCAGCCTTGGTGAAGGGCCACGAACGGTAGCACGGCGGGTAAGGCGTGCAGCTGACATCGGACGCTACCGAGCAGAGACCATTGCGCGTACCGAGATGATCCGAAGCGCGAGGGAAGCCCAGCGGCAGTTGTATACGCAGAACCCTGCGGTACAAGGCTACCGAAGGCAAGCCACGCAGGACAGCCGGGTATGTTTAGCGTGTCTGGCTCTATCCGGCACGCTTCACGCTACCGATGAAATCATGCCAAGTCACCCAAATTGTAGGTGCGTTCTTATTCCGGTAACGATGTCCTGGGCGGAGATTACCGGGGACAGTTCTATTCCTGATACACGCCCACCGGTAGCAACGCCTGAGCGCATTCTTGCTGGTCTGTCGGAGTCTGACAAGTTGGCCATTATGGGCGCTTCCCGTTATGCCCTTTACGCTGAGGGGCTACCGCTGAGTGACATGGTTACCGTGGTACCTAATGCCGACTGGGGGCCTACTACACGGGTACAGCCACTCAAAGAGTTAGAGGGCTACGAACCGGATCTAACGACATACCTATGAAAATGACCGTGTGGGATACTTACGCCATGGACGTGCTAACATCTTTCCCTGATGCCATCAAGAGTGACCGGCTTGGTTATGTCAAAGGCTACTTGGTTCGCTTTGGTGATTCCAAAAGCGCAGACCTTGAAGGGGACTATTTCACGCAGTCAACCGACTATGGATTCCCGATGGAATCCGGCAAGCGCGTACCTCTAAACGTTTACTACCATCACGGCATGGATCAGATGGTAGGCAAGAAGTCTATCGGTACGGGTTACATCAAGATGGACGATACAGGGCTTTGGTATGAAGCGCAACTTGACATGGCCGATGAATACGGCAGCATGATCGCAAAGCTCTGCAAGCAAGGCAAGATGGGCTTTTCCTCTGGTGCTGCTGGTCATCTGGTAGAGCGCAAGAGCATGGGCGGTGCCGCTGAAATCACACGCTGGCCTATCGCTGAAGCATCGATTACCCCGACACCAGCCGAGTATCGCAACAGCGTCAAAACCCTCAAGGAGTACTACGGCATGGAGCCTATGATGGAAGAAGAAGAAGATATGGTCATGGCTCCAATGCCTGAGCAGTCCCCTGAAGAATACGCAATGTCGGTATACGATGATGCCGAGGGTGACCTTATCCACGAAGGATTGGAAGCCTACTACGATGCGCTCTGTGGAGCCATTGAAGCCATATCCGATCAAGCCATGGCGGATGCCATCATTGATGAATTTGCTCGACGTGCTAAGGGGCTATACGCCATGCACGGAATGAAGAGCGTACAACCCGCATCCCTGCGGGGTGTTGAACGTCGACTGCGGGATGCAGTCGGTTTGTCACGGTCAAGCGCCAAGCGCTTGGCTCCCGTTGTCTGGGATTCACTGCGGGATGCAGACCAGCCGGAAGAGCAGCCGTCCATCGTAGTAGAGGCGAAAGCCCATGACAATGACGAACGCCAGGAACTGCTGGCACGTCTGGAGTTGTTGACACAACTATGAATCTAACACAATTGCAGAATCAAAAAGATTCTGTGCTTGCTACCGCGCGGGAGCTTGCTTCCGGTAACGGTGACCTTGCACAGGTCAAGAGCCTTATGGCCGAAGCCAAGGGCATCGAAGAGCGTATCGAGACCATCAAGGCACTCGGACA